AAGTAAGCTACCAATAAGCCGACAAGTACTAAAGCATTGATAAAGTATCCTTGCGACATTCTAATCAAGATAGCTACTAGTAACCCTGCCACACCTAAAATATTTAGTGCATTCCACAATCCCTTTACCAACATAGAAATTACCTCCTTATTCGTTAATCGCATACCCGATAAAAATTCCTATTGCTAAGCACGCGCCTGCAATCACAAAAGTTAATGCCTCCATTTGCTCATCTCCTCAAACATTTTCTTGTCTTTTTCCATACCTTTTACTGTATCGTCCAAGATTTGCTTGAACATTTTTGCCATGAAAAATACAGGTATGCAAAGGCTAATACAGCTTAATTACGTAATACTTGCTCATATCATCACCTCCATTTGAAAATTTTTGCTGGATCATAGTCGATATTTTGCATGATGTCGTAAAACTGAACTTTACCCTTAGGTGAAATTTGGCGGGTGTTGACGTTCTTTCTTAGACCATAAATCCGCATTTTGAAGTCATTCTTTCGTGGCACGACAGCTTCGACCGCTTTTTTGAATTTCCGTTGGAATAGGTTAAACCGCAATTTAGCTGTAGTATTAACACCATAGCGCCCGTCTAAACTAGACTTGACATCGTAAACATGCAAGATATGACCGTTGCGATCGTATACAACAAAATCTGGTGCATACGTGATAGCCGTCATCATGGTTGCTTCTTCCAGTACAAAGCGTGGATGTACTTCAAACTGATAGCCACTGTTCTTAATAAAGCGTTGATAGAAGTCAGCTTCTTTTTGTGAGTCAAACACGTATCCGTCCAACTCCACCTTGCGCCCAAAATGCGTACCAGCTTTATTCTTCATCGTCATCTTCCTTAACTTCATACCATGCTTTAGCCATACCAGCGTACTCAATGCGTGCTTCATTTAGCTTCTTAATAAGCTCTGATGCACTTTCAGCTTTTAACTCACTTGCAATTTCGTCAAACGTGTAACCTTCTGCAATTCTGATCAAAACTTTTTTAGGGTCAAAATCACTCTTGAGTTCATATTTTTCAGTTAGCAAGAACTTGTCTACAACATCTGCTGTGATCTCTTCTTCACGTTCGATCGTTTGTTCTTCACCAACGTCTAAACTAGTCTGTTCGTTTTCTACTGTGGTCCAAACGCCCTTAATATCACGTTCGTAATATTCGACTGGTTCAAGTGTTTCTGCGTCAATTTTTTCTGTGTAACGTGTCACAGCTGACTCGATCGTTACCCGAACTACGCCATCTGATTTTAACTTTTGAAGCTCATCAAGCTTATTCTTCAGTGCTGATCCTGCCAGCTTTTCTGTGATGCTGATATTTCCTTTTGCGTCTACTTTAAAATTGTCGATACCTGCATAAAATTCTAAACTCATATTGTTTTCCTCCTAGTTTTCACTTGTCATCAAATCCTGCTAAAATCAATAAAATAAAGATCACTAACAAAACAAATGCTGATAGACCGCCGAGAAACTTAAGCACCAGCATTTTTAAGTTCCTTCGTTAGTGTCTTGCACGTTTGCCTTAATTCGTCTTGAGTTTCTTTAATCGCTGCGATCCATCCCTTTACATCTTTAGCATCTTGTGTTTTAGACACTTCGATCACATATGCTTGAAGTGCAGATTCTAAAGTTGGGTAGTAGTGAATTTCATAAGACTCACTTTTTGCATCTTCCTTAGTCCGTTTTCGTTTCAAGTTATACGTGTATGTGTCACTCTCGATCGAATACACGTCATCTAATTTGATTACCACTTCTAAGCCTCATATCTCGTGTTAGACACGTTTTAAATATTTCGTTGATAATTTATCATCAGCGCTAACAAACTGCTTCAAATACGCTTCTGAAACGTTTAATGCTAATTTTTAGGTTGTTGCCACTCTGCTAAGTTAGTACCTTGTTGTTTTCGCCACTCTCCATAAGTTGGACCATATCGAAAAGGTTCACCTAACTTACTACCTGTCTTCTTTGCATCCCAATAGATGATGCGTTTATCACCGTTTTTCATTGCTCTCCCTCCGTTTGAACGTTTGCAACGCTAAATCAAACATGCGTTGTTGTGTTTCTTGCTTTTCCTCAAATCGCAATTCGTCTGATTTACGTTGATATCGTTTAAGATCTTGGTAAGCTTCTTCCCAGCCAATCGTTCCGACACTAGCAGCTCGAAGCGTCTTTGCCATACCTTTCCAAATCGCATCATGTGATTTTTGATGTTCTAATTCGCTTACGGGCTCAAATTTATCTTCGATCCCTTGCAGATAACCGACCGATACACCGAAGTAATCTGCTAGCTTTTGCCAAGCCTCTATTTTAGGTTTTCTGCTTCCTTTTTCATAAAAGCTTAGCGATTGTTGGCTAATGCCCGTATCACTTGCTAACTGTGCTTGGCTGATATTCTTCTCAGCTCGCAGCTCTTTAATTCTGTTTATCAACTTGTACACGCTCCTTCGCTCGTTCTAACTTTTTTTGTCGTCGACGTCGCTTGTCACGTTTCTTGCTTCGCTTCTTTCCTGTCATCTACCTTCCTGCCTTTCCTGTTAATAATTTAGTTTCACTAACGAACATGTCATACTTACTCAAAGTATCTTTGATCTTATTCAAAACAATTTTTAATTCGTCTAAATTATCTTCTGTGCTGTTCACATAAAAATCTGAGATTGCTTTTTCAATATCAGTACCCATTAGATAAACAGCATCAGCCGTTTCATGACGCTTAAATTTCAAGAAGTCGTCGACCATTTTATTGACACTCGTTTGCAGTTCTGGATTGAGTGGCTTTTTCTCGAGCTTAATCGCATCTTGTGGATCTGGAAACATTGTGATCACTTGCCGTTTTTTTACGTCTAAGATAATCGCAATGTCTTGATACCGATACCAATCTCGACCGTTTTCTTCATGCTTGACAAATTCAGATAGTTTTAATAATCGCTCAGCCCATCCACGCATTGTGTCTAAGGTCTGTCCAAAGCGTTTTTGGATTTGTTCACTTGCATGTGGTACGATCGTATAATCACTTGGATTTGTTACTCCCATTTACTTCGCCTCCTAAACTAACGACATCTCGATAACTGATAACATTTTTTCATTTGCCTTGTTGTAAATATCACGTTCGACCTCGAAACCATATGCGCTTCGATTAAGTTCAGCTGCAGCTCTTAATGTACTTCCACTTCCAGCTGTAGGATCGATAACAACATCACCAGGATCTGTAAATATTTCGATCAATCGTTTTAATATCGGGATCGGCTTTTGCGTTGGATGGATTTTTGGATAACCATTGTCAACTTCCCAGTTGAACCAATTCATGATCATTCGCCCGTCGTTGTTGAATTTAGGCAACTTATCACGATATAGAACTACTGCGTATTCTGTAGCCCCCACGATCTTCATGTTTGCTTTTAATGCTTGCGAGCTTGATTTTTTGATAAAAATCAATGGATAAGCATGATTAAACCCTTCTTTTTTGCCTGTTTCGACTAACATTGGTATCTGCTCCCATGCACAAAATACGATCATAGCTGGTGCTTTCCCACGCTCTTTAGGTTCTTTGATAAGCATCTTCCTAGCAAACTTCATGAAGTTAATAACGTTAAAACGCTCATCACGATTGAAGAAGTTTTGTTTTGCTTTTTCGCTCTCGCCTTTTTTATTATCACCGTCTTTATACCAAGCTGGATTGCTTGCGTAGGCATTGTTCCCGATATTGTAAGGGATGTCTGCGATCATCAGTTGTGCTTTTGGTATCTGATAGCGTTTAAAGTTTTCAAAGTTATCGTTGTACAATTCTACTTTCGTCTTTTTTGTAACTTCACTTGGTAATTTTGATTCCATTTCTTACCTCATTTCTCCTTCTGATCTCTTTCTGTACATTTGGTCATATAGCGTTGTTAGTTGAATTTGAAGCTTTTCTACCTCTGTCGCTTGCTTTAGATCGCCGTTATACTTGACTTCTAAATACGCTAAGAAGTTTGCGCCATCTTCAACATATCGCCAACCTTGCCTTTTCTCTTCTTGTGCCACCGCTATTGCATCCCAAACAGCTTGGACTCTCTTTTCATCATGCTCTTTGATATACTTGCGAAATATCGGTGCTTGGTCTTCATGAGCTTCTGCATGAATCTCAAGCTTTCTGATGATGTTTGTCTGCATCATTGCTTGTCGCAAATACGCTTTAACAGCGATCGACTCGTTTAGATTTTCGTACTTCATGATCTCAGCGTATTGTACTTGGTTCATGTATCGGCTCATGATCATCACCTCATTCCTCGTTGTTTGGCTCGATAAACGTCATATAACGTCCTTCAAAGTAATAGTCGATCGTACCTAATGCGCCTTCACGATTTTTCTGGATCGTTAGCTGAACGATTTTTGGATCATCATTATACGGTCTATGCAGAAAAGCCACAACATTACTATCTTGTTCAATCGATCCTGAGTCACGTAGATTAGATAGCTGTGGTTGCTGATTTGCATTCACATCACGATTAAGCTGTGCTAACACCACAATCGGAACGTTATACTCATTTGCCATGATCTTTAGTTCTCGTGAGATTTGTCCGATCTGTTCCCACCGTTGCGCCCGACTGTTTTCAGCTTTGACCAACCCAATGTAATCAATGATCGCTATATACTTGTTTGGCTTTGACTTAGCTGCATTCTCTCTGATGATCGATAATATCCCGCTTAACGTTAAAACTTTGTCATAAACTCTTAGCTTGCGTTCCCTGTACCATTCGATCGCTTTAGCAACTGCCTCTCTCTCGTATTGCTGAAGCATTTTAGCAGGACGTTTTAACCGCTGTGATGAAATGTTAGTATGCCGTGCTACAAATCTGTTAAGCATTTCTAGCTTGTTCATCTCAAGCGTGAAGAAATCAACTTGAACTTCTGGATCGTTGGTTATGATCTGATAAGCTAGGTTCACTCCATATGCCGTTTTACCAACGCTTGGTCTCGCTCCGATCGTCAACAACATCGATCCATACAACCCACCAGCTAAAATGTCGTCTAACTTTGGAAAGCTCTTAATACCAACGGGCATATCGTTATACATGCGATAACTTAAATCATCCATTGCTTCATCAAGATAGCCTTTGTCATCTTCTTCATCAGTCTTTTTTAGATTTTCAATCGCTGATGATAAGCGGTTCAGCTCTTCTTTTTTAGGCGACATCTGATACAACACGACCGCTTCATCTAGCTGTTTCTTAGCTGCTAGCTTATGCAGTGCTTTCACATCGCTTGTAATACTTGCTGTTGAAAATACCGACTCTCGCATGTCTTCAAGATCTCTGTAACTCAACTGACCTTCATACTTGTCTAGCTCGCTATATACGTTTAACGTGGTGCGCTCATTTACTTCTAAGCTTTGTAGAACTTCAAGCACGTTCTTTAGTCGTGTATCTTCAAACCAATCAGCATTGATTCCAACTGAATCTACTAGCTCAGGCTTACTAAGCAGTGTTGCTATCACTCGTTGCTCTAACTCGGTCAATCTCTGCCACCTTCTCCCTTAGCTCTGGAAATTCTTCAAGAATATTCTTGATAGTCTCTTCGTTAAACCACTCTGGATGATTTTTATATTGCATTGGGAACGCATCTCGTCTACTCTCCCTTTGCTCTCGCTCAAGATCAGCCACTGTACGCTCGGCGGGGGCGGAACTAGGGACGATTTTAGGGTTGACAGGGGAACTACTGCCACCTACGTTGTACTCATCATTCCAACACTCTCCGTTAAACCACGTTGAGCCTTGTTTGATATACTTCTTGTCTGTGCCCTGAACCTTGATCTGTGTCAGGTAATTCACGATACCTGTTTGAATCTCTTTGTTAGTTGTTCCATTTTTGATTGCTCTCTTATATGCTTCAAATGCTTTCTTTTTACCTTCTTTACGTGGATACAACTTCCAAAGTTTGTTGAAATCTTCTTCTAGCTGCTTAATACCACTTTGACTGATTTTTTTTGAATTTTGATCATTAGTATTAGATGTTCTATTACTATGTTTTCTTTGGGTAAAACCTGTTTTACTACCCCCGTCAAACTCATTTGACCACCCTAGTAAATTCTGTTTGACTACCCCCCCGAGAGTAATCATTCTTCCAGTAATTGCTTTTGTTTCAGTATCAGTTACATTTTCAGTCTCAATATAACCTTGTTTTTTTAATAAATTAATGTAATTGATAATTGATTGTCTTGAACAATCTAAGCGCTCAGCAAGAGTGTTATTACTCATATAAAATTTTCCTGTTACATTCAACATGGAATAAATTTCACCAAATAACAGAATCGCTTTTGGAGCTTTTTTTAACAAAACCTTGTCATGAGCTACTATCGCCGGAATATTCAGAAATAATCTTGATCCTGTAAATTCTTGTTCAGCCATACTTAACACCTCCCATGTTTTATCGGGCCTCGCACCCGTTCGGCGATTGTATGTTCGCTAACTCTTGTAGTTTCCTTTAACGTTGATTTTCTTTAGTGTTTCAGCGTCTA